ACCACTAACCGCAGTGAAAGGTGAAGTCTTGGCAGTCGTACACCAGTCAACTGTTCCTGTTCTACCAAATCCAGTTTGTGTAGCACCACAAGCTAAAGTTACTGCTGTGCCTGGTCCACCTAATTCTAGTGTGCTTCCTGTTCTTTTATCTATTTTATTTACTTTAACTGTACTCATAATTAATTTTGATATTTATATCTTAATATAACTATACCAGATCCACCAGCGCCTTGTTGATTACCTGGACTTGAAGGTCCTCCTGGTGCATTAGCTGCACCTCCACCACCTGTATTTGCAAATCCATTAACCTGGTTAGTATCTCCATTAGGAGCTGTTCCTGGTCGCCTTGACCCACCACCAGCACCTTCGCTAGAACCACCTCCACCACCACCAACTGTTGCTGGTCCTGAACCTGCGCCACCTCCTGCATAAAATCTTAAAGGTGTGGGTTGTTGAGGTGTCGGTGCGTTTCTACCAACAGCAGGATTAGCATAAATTGCTGTTCCAACTCCTGTTCCACTTGATCCTCCAATGTCATTACTTGGAGCAGGTGTAGTTCCTGTTCCACCAGCGCCACCTCCGCCTCCCCCACCACCATAACCACCTGTTCCACCGTTTGCACCATTATTACCTTGAGGCGGAGTAACTGAAGGTGTATTTCCTGATCCCCCACCTCCACCTGGTGCATTACCACCACCACCTGAACCCCCACTACTTCCTGATGTTCCACCAGCAGTAGAAGTTATTGTACTAAAAACTGAATTATTACCATTACCGCCAGCTGAACCACCAGCTCCTATAGTTATTGGATAAGTTTGAACAGATACTGTAAGACCACCTCCTGGATTTCCTAAAGGTGAATCAGTCCAATCGGTTCCTGGAGAAGGACTAGATTCTCTAAATCCTCCAGCACCACCTCCACCACTACTTCCTGCTGATCCACCACCACCAGCTCCACCACCGATTACTAAATAATCTATTTTATTTGACCCTCCAGCGTTACCAGCATTTGTAACTGAAAAACAACCATTTGCTGTAAAGTAGTGAATTTTCCAATCACCACAAGTTACTTCTGTTCCACCTGAAGCTGCTACATAAGCAGCTGTATTTATTTGTTTATCAGCAGTATTAACTGTTTTCCATCCTTGTGTAGCATCCACATAAACCAAAGTATAGGCTTCACCATTAGTATCAATTGTTGCATCTATACATCCTCCATCAATTTTTGATCCACCTCTACCTACTGTTATATTATTTGTTGCTGCAGTATTTGCATAATCTTGAACAGATACTATTGCACCAGCACTAGGACTTGAAGGCAGTGTAACTGTAACAGCTCCTGATGTTGTATTTATAAAATATCCTTTACCACTAACACTTGTAAAAGGACTTGTCTTTGCTGTAGTACACCAATCAACTGTACCAGTTCTACCAAAACCTGTCTGTGTTGCGCCTGATGCAAGATTAACAGCACCACCACATCTACCTAATGTTACTGTTGCACCATCAACTACAATCGTTTGACCAGAACCTGATCCAACTGTCGTTGTTGATCCACATTTTTTAATGATGTTAGAATCGTCTGAAACTTTATTTATATTATCTACTTTAATTTTACTTGTCATAATTATTGAAATTTGTACCTTATCATTACTATACCTGAAGCTCCTGCAACAGCATTAGTTGCTGGATTACCTCTTGAACCACCTGATCCACCACCAGTGTTAACTGTTCCTGCTGTTCCTGTTGGAGTAGGTGCAGGTCCTCCACCAGCTCCACCACCGCCTGCTCCGCCTGATCCCCCACAACCTGTTCCACTTGGATAGCCTGAACCACCACCGCCACCACCAGCAAAATATCTTACACTTGAAACTGGACCTGGTGTTCCATAAGAAGGAGCTGTCGGTCCAATAAATGGATCAGCTATATAAGAACCAATACCTCCATTACCACCAGCACCTGTAGGCACTGGCGCTCCATTTGCACCAGCTGCTCCTGCTCCACCGCCGCCACCTCCAACTGTGTTAGAAAAAGCAGATGCACCAGTTCCTCCATCATTACCTTGAGGTGGAGTTACTGGAGGAGTATTTCCTGTTCCTCCTGGTCCTGGTGTACAACCTGGATTATAAGAACCACCACCTCCTCCTGATCCTCCATTAGCTCCTTTTACTCTGTCATCATTAGGTCCACTTGGTGCGTTTATTCCACCCACACCTCCACCAGCAGATGTTATTGTGCTAAAAACTGAATTCGACCCATTTGTATATTGTGCTCCTCCACCACCTACTGTAACAGGAAATCCTGTTGCTGTGACTGGTACGTTAGTTGAAGCATTTAAAGGTGAGTTTGATCCTGGTGCTGTTGATCTTAATCTAAAACCACCTGCACCACCACCACCTGAAGCATATCCACTTAAATCTCCTGATCTTCCTGAAGCACCACTTCCAGCTACTACAAAGTATTCAACACTATTTGATCCTGCTGAATTACCTACACTAGAAACACAAAAAGTTCCATCAGCAGTAAATATATGAGTTTTAAAATCACCACAAGTAATAGTAGTATTTCCACCACTTGCAGCTATATAAGCAGCTCCTGTTACATCTGATGTTGAATCGTGAATATCTTGCCAGCCTTTAGTGCCATCAACGTAAATTAAAGTAACTGATTGTGATTCTGTGTTTAAATTTCCACAACTACAAACACCATTAATTTTAGAACCATTCCTTGCTAAAGTTACATTATTAGTATCCCAAGTATTAGCGTAATCTTTAAATGCTACTATGTCTCCTGCTGATGGGCTCGCAGGAAGTGTTATTGTAATAGCTCCGCCTGAAGTATTAATAAAATAACCATTGCCTGAAGCAACTGTTAATGGACTTGTCTTGGCAGTTGTACACCAATCTACAGTTCCAGTACGACCAAAACCTGATTGAGATGCACCACTTGCAAGTGTTACAGTTTTACCTGACGAACCTAAAGTTAATGTAGATCCGCATTGTGTATCAACTTGATTTACTTCTATTTTAGACAATGACTAATACTCCTGTTACCGTTATTGTTCCAGGTATAGTTACAGGACCTGCGAGAACTGCGTTCTCAACAGTTTGTGTACCATCAATCGTACCTGCTTGATTTTTTATAAATTCATCCGGTGATGTCTGTCCTCCAATATATTGGATTCCATTTACTATTGCAGTCATAATACTCCTTACGAACTAATTGTATCGATGTACGAAAGAACCACGTCTAAACTACTTGCCGTATCAGAGACTGCTTCTAACGTATCACCACTAGCTAAAACAATTTTTGCTCCGCCTTGAATTAATTCAATAGCAGAATTTGGTGGAATACTAACGCCTTTTGCTAAAAAGTAATCAGCTCCGCCTTTAGCAATCTTAACATCAATAGCAATTGTTGATGTTAAAATATTACAACATCTAATTCCAATAACTGCATCGTAGTTTCCACCTGCTAACAATGTAGTATCTGATGTTCCAATTGTTCTAACTAATACGTTTCTAAAATCTTGTGCCATATTTTTTCCTTATAATGCAACCGCCATTGCTAATGCAAAACCGTTGCTTGCTGCTCCTACTGGGTTACCTGTTGCGTCTAGGTAAACCGATTTGCTTGCTGGTAATGTACAGAATACATCTTTAGTGCCTGCAGAAAAATTAACTGCTGAATCAGAATTAGAACTGGAGATAACTGTAGTTCTAGTTAGATTCGCACTTGATCCGTCTAATGTACCTAGACCAACTTCAAATTCACTTGTTCCCTGATTAAATATACAATAGTAAGTCGTATTGTTATTTCCAATACCTTGTGCAAAAGTTTCAAAACCAGTTACCGCTGCTCCAAGTGCCATTGCACCTGTACCAGTAGTTGTACTTGTTACTTTTACTCTATCATTTATTACTAATGCCATTTAATCTCCTTATGATGTTATACTTATAATCGCATTACTTGGTGTAGAAGGATCAGGATACGAAATTGTAAAAGTTCCGTTTGTCGCTGTCTTGTTACCACCAAAATCTAAAACTACACATAATTTATTAGAAGCACTTGTATTATAAATAGCTGCAAATGCTGCTGTAAAAGTTGCACTTGCAAAAGTTGTGTCTGCAAAGTCAATTGCAGTTGTAGCAGTTGTTGCTGTAACTGTTTGACTTGTTAACTCTTTACCCCCTGAAGGATAGTTACTACCACCTGAAGAACTAACTTCGTTTGTAGCGTCAAATACTGTGCTTGATGTTGTGTATGGATTAGATGTGTACAATGCTATTTTAAAAGTGTTACCACCGGATGCAAAGTTATGCGTTCCTGATGCGAGTTCACCTTTAAATGCGAATGGTACTATATTTGCCATGTGTTATCTCCTTATTTATTGCTTGATGGTGGTTTAGATATTAATTGAGCACGAATTTCCCCATCTTGATATTCGTCTCGGCGTCTTTGACCAATTTGTTCGATCGCATACGATTCTAAAGACTTTTCATATTGTCCTTGGTAGTATTGTAACATATCTACAGGTCCTTTCAAGTACCCATATGTATTTACCAAGCATCCGTATAAAAGTAAATCTGAATATTTATTAGATAGATAAGTGCCTGCCGTGTCTGTTGTTATGCTTGTAGGCTCTTTATCATAAGCTAATGTGATCTCATAAGTTCTATCTGGTGTAGGGGCTACAACCCAAAACTCTTCATCCCAGTTTGCGTAGTATTTAGGTATATCTACAGCGGATGTCCCTGGTGTAGAGTAATATTCTGCTATAAAACTAGTGTCTCTTTGTTCTAAATAAAATTGCTCATTGTCTGAATTTTTAAGTTGAACATATCTGATCGCTCTTAAATCTGCGGGAATAGTTACATATCTATTACCAACAATTAAATTTGATGTTGCATAGTGTACATTTTGATCTGTATCTATTTCTCTATAAACTTTTAATTCAGCGTTTTTAATTAGTCTAGCTAATACAGAATCAGAAAGCACATTGCTATCAACCTCTGTATAGTTTCTTATATCTGTTTGTAATTCTGATAAAGTGTATGCCATTATCCGTTTACTACCTCTAATGTTACTGGTCCTGCTGAATTGTTTTGTCCTCCACCTTTTACATCACCTAACGTAGCATTGCTAGTGCTAGTTATATAAAAATAATTTATAGGAAAAGATACAGGATCTGATGTTGTTCCACCTTGAACACCACCTGCAGCATCTATTTGTCCTAATCCAGTAATTGTAAATCCATTTGCATTATTTAAATCACTAACATTATCAAACGTAGGAATAGTCGCAAACGATTGTAAGTTTCTTAATGTAGGTTGTTCAATTAAATCTGATCCTGCGGGTCCTGCAGAAGTTACAATAGGTGGTCCTCTAAATCTTACAACAGAGCCTGCTGCTCTTTGATGATTAGGTGAAAAAACATTTACATAAGTTGTTCCTGCATAAATTATAGATTCAAAAGGATTGTCAGGTAATAATATTAAACTTGTTTTAGAAGCTGGTTGTGGTCTTGGATTATATAAAGCTTGAGGATCAGAGCCAA